TTATAATCATAAAGTAGGCAAGCAAGAGCTAAAGACAGAGAGCATAGATGAAGTTCAGGCCTGGATTGCTTTCAAGGAGGCCAGAGTTTACTTATATCCTGAGACTGTTCAATAGCAATTATAATCACATCAGCGATGAGGTACTGAGCTGATAACCAATAGGAGGAAACATGAAGAGAAAGGAAGAATTACCATTTGAAGACAATGAGATGAAAAAGAAGAGATTAATTGGTGAAGCACCACCAGTAGCACAGGAACAGCCACCAGTAGCAGCACCACCAGCAGATAATCCAGCAGATGGAGTAGACCAGCCTGCACCGGAAATAACACCAGAGGCAGACGCTAATCCTGAGATTGACCAGATATTAATCAAGCTACAGGAGCTAGAGCAGAGGCTAATGAAGCTAGAGACGCCAATACATGAGGAAGCAGTAAAGGATGATGACGAAGATGAGGAAGAGAAGAAAGATATGAAGGAAAGCAAAGGAATGGCAGATGCAGCAACGAAGCAGCCTAACTTTGATAATCCTGAAAAGATACCTCAGACAGCTCAGCCAGCTAATGGAACAGCAATGCCAACTAAAGAAGTACCAAATACAAATCAGCCAGCAGTAGGAACGCCAATGGCAGGAAAGGATATACCTAAGGCACAAAAGGGCAAAGAAGCTGCAGAAGATGACACACTAGCAGATAAGGAGAAGGACAAGAAGAAGATAGATGGCTCTAAAATAATGGGCGAGAAAACAGGTATAACAGAAGTTTATAATTCAGTACGTGAAGAGCTTACTAAAAGGCAGTCAATTACAAATAGCTTTGCAGTGAGTGATTCATCAGTATCAGAGAAGATTGATGCTGGTAAGGAATTTTTAAGAAAAATGGGTATAAACCCGAAGAAAGGAATTTAGACACAAGGAGGAAAAATGCAAATAGAAACAGCATACGGAACTTCCCTTTGTGAGTCAGCAGGTAGACTTATTGTAGAAGAGTCTATTAAGAAAGGAATGAGCGCTGATTCATTCAAGGAAAGTATGAGATTTAAGGAAGATGTAACGACAGGCAATTCTAGCGCTCTTTATATTACAGCACTAGCAAGTGTCATAAGAGCAGCAGTTGAGCCAAATATGGTTGGGCTTGAGCTATTGCAGATGAACACAGACCTGATGAATGGAGCAGGCAAAGGAGCAATTAAGCTACCTAAAGAAAACAGAGTAACAGCAGCAGAAGTAGCTGAGGGTGGCTCGGTTATCTATACAGGAGTAGGATATGACAGCATCACAGTAACACCTACCAAGAAGATAGCAGCTAGCAAGATAACATGGGAAATGGTCAAAAGAGGAATGGTTTCCATGATTACAGCTGAGGCAGCTAGAGTAGGAAAAGCACTAGCAAGGAAAGTTGATAGTGATGTCATAACAGCAATAGTAGCAGTTTGCACAGCAGCTAACTCAAACAGGCTAGCAACAGGTGGAGCATCAACAAGGGTTTCATATAATAACCTTATTGATACAAGAGCATATGTTGAAGGATATGATGTTGGTGGCTTCAAGGCATCACATCTAATAGTACACCCAGATGACTATGCAGCACTTTGCAAAGACACAGACTTTAAAAATGCGCTTTACAGAGCACCAGTAGTAGTTGGTTCAGGAGAGAATGCAACAGTAGGTATTTTCCCAACCACAGAGAGCTTTGGTCATAGTAAGCTTATTGTAACAGCACAGATAACAACAGGAACAAGTGTATTTGTTGATGCGAATGAGCTAGGCACATTTGTTAAGGAATCTGATGTAGAGGTTGTTGATGGCAGGATTTCAGGAAGTGTTGACACAGAGATAATTGCTTTGATGTCATACGGAATTGGAATTCAGAATGTCAGGGCAACAGCTTCAGTAATTATGGCAGCCTCTTAAAGCTGCTATTTTTTTTATTTTATTTAATATAGTTGTAGCTGATATTAAGTATCAGCTAAACGGAGGATAAACAATATGGCATTATCAATGACGGCAGTAGGAACAGGAACTTGCCCAGTTTCAGGCCCAGGAACGCAATCAACGGTTACGGTAACGAATGCAGGAATTGCATCAACAAACCAGATATTGCTTACGCCAACTAAAAGGGTAAAGGATGGAACAGGCTATTTTAAAATATATGTATATAGCGTAGGAACAGGTAGTATGGTAATTGCAGTAGATAAAAATCAGTTACCAGAAACATTGACATTTAACTATGTAGCATTTGCGAGTGCATAAGGAGGATTAAATGGTAAACCTAAGAGAAATCGGAACGGGAACGCTTCCAGTCTCAGGTCCTGGCACTCAATCTACAGTTACAATATCAAGTGTGGATATACAAGCAGCTGATGTAATTATACTTACTGAAACAAAAAGAGTAAAGGACGGAGAAGGATATTTTGCGCCTTATGTTTCAAGTGTAGCAGCAGGAAGCTTTGTAGCAGCAGGAGATAAGAACCAATTACCTGAAACATTAACGTTCAATTATGTAGCCTTCAGCTCAAGCTAAAGGCAGATATTTAATACTGGTTTTTTATCGCTAAGGCGGTATAAAACAAAGTGGAGGAGAAAATGGCATTAAATGGAACAATTACAGCAGGAAGCCCAGACACATATGGATTGCAGTGTCCTGGCTCAAGACATAATATAGTTTTGACATTTCCAGTAGCAGCTAACACAAGCATAGCAGCAAACGATTTAGTTAAATTGACAGCTTCTTATGCAACAAAATGTGCAGCTAAAACTGATTTGGTAATCGGTATGGCTGTTCAAGCAGCAGATAACACTACAGCAACAGCAACAGCTACAGGACAAGGAGCAGGCGCAGCTGGAGACAAATGGGTATCAGTTGTAGTTAAGGGAATAATAGAACAAGATGCAGTGACAGATACAGGAAACAATACAGCATTGGTTCTTGGAACATTACTTTATGTCAGCGATGCAGTAACATCTTATTGCGCAGCTGGACAGGCAGTAGCTGCATATCTAAATACCAATGGAACAGTAATAGGAAAATGCTTAGATTTCAAAGCAGCAACAGCAGCAACAACCAGAGTAAGAGTCCTCATTGACCTCCTTGACAACGTGATTTCATGGAGCTAAGGAAATAAATGATTTGCCCTATATGTAGCAAAGAAGTGAGATGTGTAACCTCGAGTCATTTGAAGTTACACAACTTAACTTCAAAACAATTTCATAAAATATATCCAGAAATAAAAACAATATGGAATTATCATGGACATATAAGTGAAGAATCGGTAATAAAAAGAACAGCTACAAGAAAGAAAAATGGAGTTACAATCTGGAATAAGGGATTAACAAAAGAGATAGATGAAAGAGTTAAAACACCAGTTGGTTGTTTTAAAAAAGGATGTAAGTCTCTGAAGAAAGGATTGAATAAAGAAACAGATGAATCTATCAAAAGACAAGCTGAAAAAATGAAAGGTAGAATTTTTTCAGAAGAGCATAGAAAAAAATTGAGTCTGTCTCATAAGGGAGAAAGACCTTATAGAAAAGGTAAAGGTAATTTGAAACTTAGAGGAGAAGGACATCCTAATTGGAAAGGTGGAATATCCAAACAAAAATATGGATATCAATTCACAAGTCAATTAAAAGAGCAGATAAGAAAGCGAGACAGTTATAGATGCCAGCAATGCTTTAGGCATCAAGATGAATTGTTCACTAAAAATAGAAAAGGTCAAGTAATAAAAAGAAAGTTATGCATACATCATATCGATTATGACAAGTTGAACAATAAGCCAGAGAATTTAATTAGCTTATGTGGAGCTTGTCATGCTCAGACAGGATACGATAGAAACGATTGGATAAGTTATCTTAAAAATAAGGTAGCTAATATTTAACGAAAATATCTTTTTGTTCCTACGGGGGCAGAAGATAGTCGGAGGACACAATGGCAATTAATGGAACAATAACAGCAAGCGTCCCAACGGCATATGGATTGCCGCCAGGCGTTTTATTTAATGAATTAGTGCTATCACTACCAGTTAAGGCAAACACTTTAGTAACATATGGAGAGTTAGTATGCCTTTCAACAGGTGTGGTAAAATGCACAGCAGTGACAGACAAAGTTATAGGAATGGCTTTGGCAACAGTAGATAACACAACCGCAAATGCAGTAAG